CTTTGTAAGCCTTAAGCAGCCAACGATCCCACTATCTCTAAGCTCTGGTGGCAAATTAGTTCTAATATTTGAATATACGACTTCAGCTCCTGCTCTGGTCATTCCGCCGAAGATTTTTTCAGAGTTCTCATACACTTTTTCAAAGTCCTTCATGATCTCCGTTGGGAGTTCCATGCTGAATTTTGCCATTAGTGTGTGACCTCCTTAGCTTGAATTTCTAGCTCGACATTTGCCTCGTCAATATTGTTTAGATATTGAATCGAGTATGTCTTCCCCCTAAATTCAATAAGCATATCTCTAGTAATCACTGTCTTCGGATAACGAATAGTAAAGTTCGTAAAAGCTTTCTCAAAGTCGCTATTATTTGCGATAAGAGTAAAGCCTTTAGTAGTCTTTACGCTTGCATAAGGACTCAGGACAAGCTTTTTTTGCTCTTCCTGAAATCCTCTTGCATTCGTGACAATCTCTACCTTGTAGATGCTTATCTTTCGATTGTACTTGCCTGCATTTGTTGTCATAGTAGGTTTACCGAGTGCATCCCTAAGATGGTGTTGACCACCTTATTTAAGTTAGTCTTATCCACATAGAGTGTGCGGTTATCCCACATATCTTGGCAGAGGATGTAAACGACAATTACGAAGTCAGAAGAGCTGTCCAAACCTTCTACAGTTACACCAGTGTAATTCGAGATAAACTGCTTGGCTATCTCCAAAAGTTTAGCCAATAAAGCTAAATCCTTCTCGTCATACTCTTCGTAAGAACCAGATTCATCAGAATCCGATTCATCTTCTGCGATATAGGCATCAAGCCGAATGTATTCGGCAATATCTTGTACAGTTATTTCGCTGACTTTCGTAGCTGTCATTTTACCTCATCCCCTTATTTACTTTTCTTACGAGTTTTCTTTGCTTTGGAGTTTTCCACAAACTTATAAGAGACAGTTTTCTTTTCCACAGGCTTTTCCACATCTTCTTTTATTCCGATAGTCGCTTTGATGTAATTGCCGACTTTTTCTTCTGGAATATAAGATTTCTTTGCAGGCTCTTTTACAATCTCTGCCTCTTGAGCTTCTGGCTCGATGTAGCCAGCTTTGAGCAAATCATTGAGAATGTATTTATCCTTAATATCTTGCACATCGCCAGCAGCCATCGAGATTTTGCCAGAAAAGCTCACTTTTGCTTTTACTAGCATGTAAGCTCCTCCTAGCTTTCAGATTCGCCGCCCATAACGAGCTTGGCAATTTGCTGTTTGTCTTGGACAGCAGCATCGAATGAGAACCAGCCGATGACACCATCTGCGAATTGATCAGCATATTTCTCACGGAGAACTTGGATTTCCATGTTCTGAGAGAACTTAGTAGCGAGACCTGTGAAGTTACCATAGTAGATAGCAACTTTACCGTCTTCCATGTCTGGCATGTTGTCAGAGACATAGACTGGCTTACCAAGAAGGCTCTTACCAAATGGAAGAGAAATATCGTCTTGGAGCATGTATCTGCCCATGTTGTCTTTGAGCTGGCGGATAGCGGTACGAGTCTTTGGAGACATAATCCAGAATGCTCCGTCTTGGAACATGTCTTTAACTTTGTCTTGAAGCTCGATAAGCTCATTGGAAGTGACAGCGGTAGAAGAAGCAGTGTTTACAGTAAGAGTTACACCAGTAAGACCAGCGATAGTGCCAGTTTGACCAGTGATAGCACCAGAACCGTTTAAGAGAACATTCTCGATGAATCTCTTAATGCTATAAGCCATTTGGTCGACAACATAACCGACAATATCAAAGTCGACATTGTTGATAAGTTGGCGAGAAATAAGGCTCAAAGCACCAGCTACATAGTCGTTAAGATTGATGCTGGTGAACTTACCAGAGTTAGCAGAAATCTTAGTGAACTCTGCACCCTGAAAAGCGACATTGATAAAGTTAGTGCCATCTTCGTTGTATTGTGGGATAGCAAGAGTGCCTTTCACATTGTACTTAGTCGATTTCTCAAGGATTGGAGAAATGTCATAAAGTTTGCGAATAATGCGCTTTGCAATCGTTACTGGAACGATAGCGCCGTTATTGCTCTTTGAGAGCGGAGTTACATCATCACGAGTGTTATATTCATTCGTGCCGTAACTGCGAATGTATTGCTCAAAAGCACGAGTCTCTTTGACTTCGATTTCTTTATCTCCGTCTTCTTCAACTTCTACTTTTGCTGGAGCTTTCTCGGCATCAAGTTCTTTTACATCCTTGACGAGACTAAGTTGCTCTTTAATTTTGCGAACATCGTCACGAATCTCGGCGAGTTCGGCTGCTTCAGCTTCAGTAAGCTCACGCTTCTCAGCCTTTGCAGACTTAACGATTTCCTCAGCACGAATGATGAGGTCGTTCTTTTTTTCTGTTAATTGTTTTAGCATGATTATTATTCCTCCTTCATCTCTTTAATCATGTCATTATATTTAGAGTAGTCGACTGGAGCTGGCGCTTCAGTTGGTTTACTCTCGTCTTCAGTTTTTGCAGGCTCTTCCTCCTGCTTTGCTTCGTCTCTGGTTTCTTCGGTCTGTTCTGGTGTTTCGTTTACATCTTCCGCTGGCTTGTCAACATTTTCGGTCGTTTCCTTTACTTCTGGCTCATCAATCATCTCCTCACCTCTAAAGTGGTATTGCTGCTCTCCATCCACACTGCGAGCAGACACGAGCGTACCTTCATAGGCAGGGGAACGGCTGCGGTCAAGGATGGAAACTTCAAAGAGGTCGAGGTCTTTTACTGCACGGAGAGGCATCCCCTGCTCGGTGCTGTTCTCCACATCTCGGTCTTGGAAACCGAAAGACCATCCTACTAATTGACCTTTGCGAGCTTTCTCGACAACATCTGGATCAGTAATGGTTGCTCTTGCATGAAGACCAATGTTGTCCTCTTCAAGCTCAAGATTTCCTTGCCTTGTCGAGCCGAGGTCACGATTCCAGTCATGATTAAGTAAGATATGAACATCGTCATTGCGCTTCAGAGCCTTCTTAAATGCGCCTTTGCATATACGCTCGATAAATCTACCGATTCGGCTCATAAGTGGCTTAGAATTGCGTTCTATTGCGTTTACATAGCCTTCTATTTCGACCTTGTCCTCTCGGATATTGATTTTCATTTATGACTCCTCTTTTATTCCTCTTTCTCGTCTTCGTCAGGATAAGTAATCGTCTCATCCTCTGATGCCACAAATCTACCTGCGTTCTTTTCGAGCCATTCTTGCTTTGACATTTTATTTTCTTCTGGATTATTCATATACAATCTCTCCTATTATTCCATTAGCTCCATTTTCGACAATTTTAATTTTAGTGTTTCTTCCAAAAAGCAACTCTTCTTCATTGTAGCCAGCGCCTGAGTTGTTGCCAACAAACAGTGCCTTTGTGCCTTTTTTCGCTCTAATCTTGATCACTGAGCCTTCTTTGAAGTCTGCGAATTCTGTTGCAATATCTTTGTCGGTAGAAGTAGAAGTGAATCCTTTATTTGTGATTTCTGTCCCTACCTTGAGATTTTCAGGCTTTATAGATGTACCTCTGTACACCATTACATCTTTATCAAGTTTATTGGTTATCGTACTATCAATTTCTTTGATAGCGTTATCGTATTTATCTTTCTTTTCTCCTGAGAATGACTCTTTGCCATTAAGGTACCTATTCATCTCAGTATAATTTACACCATTGAGGTTGCCGCTGGTGTATGCACTTATCGCCTCTTTTTGTTCAACTGTTTTTACATTGTTTTTGTAAGTGATTGCTGGATTATCATCTTCAAACCACGATGCTCTTCCAGTGTAGTCTTGGTAGTCAGACTTAGAGCTAGATTCTCCGCCTGATTTAGAACCTCCGTTCTTAGCATCTGAAGAAGATTTTTCACTTGAGCCGCCATCCCCACCAGAGCCAGATTTAGAAGCACCTCCGTCCGAGCCTTCTGAGTCTCCGCTACCGCCTGATCCTGAGCCACCGCCAGCGCCGCCATGTCCTGCAGCAAACTTACCAGTCTTTGCATCGTGATTAGGATTAAATCTCTCTTCTAAGCTTGCTATATTTCCCATAGCTTTCATTTGGTCGTACATTGCATCTTCTTCGACCTTCTTGTCGAAAGCTTCGTTCAAGCCATCCGCCTCAGATGCGCTGCCAGAAGTTGAGTTGACATCAGTAACGGCATCTTTGTTCGGCACATAATACTTGTGAGTATTGGTGTCATAAAGCACAGCAGCGAGACCAACATTGATTACATCCATGCCTTCGATGTGTTCCATGTTTTCTTGTCTGCGAATTTCATTAATCGTCATGAAGCCTGTTTCCTTTGCAAGCTTATAAGCCTCGTAACGCTCTTTGATGTTTGCACGAACAATCTCTTTAACATCAAGCTCAAAGAAATATTTCTTCTTCTCTTTTTCGAGAAGCAATGTATTGTTAAGTTCAGACTCTAATGCTCTTACGATTGGATAAATCGCTTCCTTAAAGGTTTGGTGGAAGTCGGTAGGGAAGATGTGGAATATATTATTAATTTCATCTGTGAGAGTTTTCTTGTTCTGGTCGAGCTGCATGTCTACGCTGGAGTCCGAGCTTTCTTGGAACTCAATACCGTTGTTTAAAACAACTACGCTCTCGCTGTTTTCTTCATACAATTTCCTCCAAGCTAGCTTGAGTTTGTCAATAGCCTCTTGGCTTAACTTCGCTTGAGATTTGAGGAATCCTTTTCTCGCACCACCACGCTTCACAGTAGCTAGCTGATAAAGAAGAGTTTTATATGCGGTTTCGAGCGCTCTGTTTACTTCTTCAGTTAAGCCGAATCCTTGAGCGCCATCTTTCGTATTGCGGAGCAGCTTGATGTATTCATAAATCTCATATTCGTTAGCATAGACGAAAAGCTTTCGCTCCTTAAAAATTGGATTTGCATTAATAAGAACCGAGACATAGCCTGAATCTACATAAAATAAACCAGTCACATCGTTGCGGTTTTTTCTTATGTAAGCGTATCCATTTCCATCCATGAGATAGTCAGCTACAAGAGCCTTCTTCATCTCGAAAGCGTTTAATGTATCGCCAGTATCCCCATTCAGAAGCTGGACTCTCGGATCGTCATCACAATTCTCGACTCTGCCGTCCTTAACCTTATAAAGCTTGATTGGCATGGAGGCGATTGAATTAGAAATGAGGTCGACCGCTGCGCTAACGGCAGGAATCGTCATGGCTTCTTTGCGAGTGATTTTTTCACCTTTTAACAGAGACTGAAGAAGCACATCGGTCGCTTCTTGCGGCTGTGTGCTGGTCTGTTCGCTGTTAGAGGTTTGTTCGTCTCGTCTTCTTAAAAAGTCGAATATTGCCATATTTTATCCCCTTTTCTTAATTTTTTACCAAAATTTGTAAATTGTCAAGCTTACTTTAGAAGGTCTGGACTGTGAAGTCTGTCTGTCCGAGAAAGACATCTTGCTGGAGCAAATAAACTGCGTTTATTAGGCTTACGACCATATCGACCTTGCCAGTCGACTTCTTTTTCGTAACATACGCATTTTTGTTCGTATCATACGAACATTTTGCATTCTGGAAGTTGATTTCTAGTAATTTGTTTTCTGTGTACTGGAACTCTTTGTTTAATATTTTCTCTCGGAGTAGCTTTGTAGGCGGATGCAATACGCTTGAGTGCTGTCTTACCTCCACCAAGTTATAACCAGCGTTTTCGAGCTTCTGAGCCGTGCTGAGAGCGTTCCAGCGGTCATAGCCGATAGCTTGTATCTGCACACCAAATCGCTCCTCTATGCTTAAAATAAAGCTTTCTACGAAGCGATAGTCGATGACCTTATCACCGCAAGCCATGACCTTGCCGCTACGCAGCAACTCTCTATAGTCGACTTTCTCTGCGACAGTCTTCTCTACAATGCGACCATCAGGGATAAAGGCGAAGCTTTCCGCCAGAATCTCGTTATCGTCATCTACAGCGACCATCGAAACGCTTGTATTATCGTTAGTCTCCGATAAATCGAGTCCCAGATAAACCACACGACCGCTCCAGTCGATTTTAGCCGCTTTGCAAGCTTGGACTTCTTTAACATCGATGTAAGTCTCTGTGCCTGCTCCTTGATAAACAATATTGCAGTGCTTTGTAACAAAGTTCTCTCTTGCGCTCTCGACCGCAATGGCATAAGCTCGCTTTTTAATGAGGTCATCCCAAATCTCAGGGATTTCGAGCGCCACAGGATTGGACTGTTGCAGGATCAAGTCATCGGTCTCCCATCCAGTTGTCTTGTCTGGCTCGTATAGCAGCGAGAAGCGAGTCTCGTCTTTCTGAATGCCATCGAGAACCTTCTTAGAGTAAGCAATCTCATCCATGAAAGGATTGTCGATAGTCGGATACTTGGTCGAGATGATAAAGCCGAGCTTATTGGTCATATTGATTTGTCCAGAGCGCATTGCCTCAATCATGTAGTTAGATGGCATTGCGCCAGTCTCGTCACAAATGAAGGCATTTGGCATCTTACCATCGGCATTAGATGTCGTATAACTGAGCGGAGTATAGATGCTCTCTTTTGCATTAAATTTAATGTAATCACGAAGGATTTTGAAGCGCCTTCTGCCATTGCCTTCGTAAACCATTGGACTGGACTTAATAGTCTCGGAAATGGCTTCACGAATCTCTCTGGATAGCGAACCATCTGGAGCGATAGAGAAGAACTTCGAGAATTTTGGCTCAGTGAGGAACAAAAGAATGAAGATAGTTGCAATGGTATAAGTTTTGAAGTTCTTGCGGCATATTTCGAGGATTCCAGTCTCATACTTGCGCTTGTTCGGCTGATCTCGATAAACTATGCACAAAATGGCTGTGTAGAATAGCCATTGGTATCCCATTGTACAGTCGTAGAGGCTCTGACCAGCTTTTAAGCCTTTTGGCATGACTAAAATCTTGAGAATGTTTTCGAGCTGCTTCAGCTTCTCTCCGCTAACCTTGTACTTGGTATCTCTGCCCTCGCAGATTCGCATGAAGTCTGCCATCTGAAGCTTGACATATTTCGGAGTAGTTTTAAGGTCTATTGACTTCTTGCAAAACTGATAGGCTTCACAATCAGTCAGCTTCCTCGCCATAGTCATCACCGCCATTAATTGCCGCAATTAAATCATCTTTCTTCTCGGCTCGGTCGTTGGCGCTCTCGCTAAAATTTTTAATAATCCGCATAAGAGTCGCAGCTGTCTTGTTCGAGCAATCCAAAATCTTTGGATATTCCTTAGCTGCTGGACTTGCGTACAAATTGCCACGACCTTTTACATATTCCTTTTTGACTTCGAGACCATCCTCTTCCATGCTCTTCTCGTAATTGTCGAGAATCTTCTGTAGAGTAAGGTATCGCTCTAAAGTTTTCTTAAAAATCGCATTGTCAGCGACTCCAGCTTCTTCAGCAAGCCGCATTATGCCTTCAGCTGTTTCTTCTCTCGTTAGTTTTGCCATTTTAACTCCTTTCCTCGCAAATCTTAACAATATGATTACATAGCTGTTCTGGTATTTGGCTTCGCAGAGCAGCTTTGCGCAGTCCTTGCGTTCCAGCCCAGTAACTTCCCCTCGGTGTCCTCGGATGACAAGGATCACCATTCTTGCACGGCGGCTTAAACTGTGGATTCGGATGATTAGTCCAAATGTCGGTTGGCTTCATGCGCTTATCGCCATACTGACAATAAGTAACCGTATAGCGAGGCAAGCCTTGCATAAAGTCCATTTTTCTCAAACCGCCTCTAGGATTTTCGATAAAATAGTATTTTGGATTAACCGCCTTTATAAGATTCACTAAATGTCGGTTAGTTTTATCGCAAAACTTTGCGTAATCAGATATGGCTTCGAGGCTACCAGTTTCTTTATTCTTGTGACGGTGGTGTCCAATCGCAGCAACACTATAAGTAGTGCAGTCTGGCGATGCCCAGATAACATCTGGGATACCGCCACAAAGTTCGATGACCTTTTCTACGGTCAAATTATTAACATCTTCATATAAGTCGATATTTTCAAAGTCTTTATTCCACTCGACACTAAAAGTCTGATGTCCTTTTCTCTCAAAAGCTCTGCTAACACATCTAGTGCCAGCAAACAGCTCAAGTACCTTCATATCACCTCCAATTCTTTCATTTCATTATGGTTGATGTACTTTTATTAGTTTTTGTTGCGTTTTGGCGCATTTTAAGCCGTTTTTAGGCTGTTTTAGACCATTTTACACCGTTTTTCCAAAAAAACTCGGTATTTGTCTCTTTTTTGTATTCGAAGA